ATGAGTCGGTCAAACTTGCATCCAGCTTGATCGCCAAAATCTGGCCATAAAAAAACGGCCTAAGCCGTTGATTTATATGGTGGGCGGTACAGGGCTTGAACCTGTGACCCCTGCCGTGTGAAGGCTGTAGAGGGTCAGGAATATGCGGGAAACACGGGGATTTCAGGGTGTAGAGGCTCGTGAAAGGTCACGGAATCCCAGCAATTCCCACCGAATCACCACCGGCTACTTCCAGCACCCCAGCGCCCATCAGACCTGCCGCCAAAAATAAACCGACCCGTCCCACATCACGCGCAGGTTCATCGTGGCCCCGACTGCGATCACGGTATTGGCACCCGAGGTCAGCCGCGTATTCGTGTCGTTGACGATGGTGCATTGGAAACCCTGCACCAGCACCGTCACCGTCTTGCCGAGCAGCGAGCCATCCGGGGCGAACAACGTGCAGGTGTGCGACACGCCGGACGTGTTGTTGAGGATGATCTGTTCCGGGCAACGCACGTTGCCGTACTGGTCTTGGTCGAAGTGGTAGCTCGTGTTCGACGTGACCGTGTACGTCACCGGCCCGCGCGGGGTCATGTTCGCCGTGCGTTGCGTCGTGCCGTCGTAGGTGTAGCCAACGCGGCCATCGGGGTTGATGATTTCCGCGATGCCGTTGAAGCTGCCGACGCCGGTAAACGCGAAGAAGTCCGCGCCGCCAGCTGCAATCGCCTGCGCCTTGTTGTAGGACGTGCGCAGCCGAATGTTCTGTGATGCGACCGCCGAGGAGTTCGGGCAGAAGATCGACGCCAGCGGATGCGCGACGCCGATGCATTGCCGGTTCACGACCATATCGACCGAGCAGGCCGAGCCGAGCGCATGGACAATCGGATCGCTGCTGTTGGTCAGCACGATGGACGCCGCAACCTTGGTATCGTGGCAGGTGAACATGCCGTCGCCCTGCACTTCGATGGGCAGCAGGAACATGTGTTCGAGATACAGGTGATTGACCACGAGCGAGCAATGGTTCGCGACCACGATGCCGCCGCGCTGCGGCCCCCACGTTGCGTCCGTATTGGAGCAATAAAGCGCGTTGATGACGACGCCATATTCTTCAATGTGGACGTTTTCAGCCGCGACGCCGAAACCGGAGTTGATTCGGCACTCGTTGATGATCACGTCCGCAGCCGAATTGCCGACCAGCCACAACGGATAGAAGTTGGAATTATTTAGGTGGATCGTGCCGAAGTTCGCGCCGATCAATCCGCCCGAGCCGTTGTCGAGCGTGAACACGCCGCGATAGGCGTTGCTGACACTCAGCCATTGCACGTTGAGCGCGTTGCCGCCGAGCGCCTGGTTGTGCGCCGTGCCGAACCCATTGAGGTGCGTGATGCTGGAACAGTTGAGCGACAGCCGCCCGCTGATCGAGCCATTGGTCAGGCTGTCGCAGTTGAAGAACACGAACTCGCCGGAGTCCGTTGTGCCAGCAACGCCCGTGAAGCAGTGATCGTAGGTGCCGCCGACCTTCGCGGTGAACGTCGCGCCGGACGATACGATATGCAGGTTGTCAGCGGCGAACTTGACCGACTTGCTGGTGAGGTAGTTGCCATATAGGCGCACGCCGACCGACTGCCCCGCTGCTGTTCGCGCCTGCACGTCGGCATAGAACAGATCGAGCGCTGCCGTGTCGTCCCCTATACCGTCACCTCGCGCGCCCTTGTCCTGCGGACTGAGCCATTCGGCCATTTTTGCCGAAGCGTCGCGCGGGACAGACCCAGCGCCGGATTGCAGGAAGAGGCCAAGGCCAACCCCAAAATCCAGATAGTCTTCCGTCCATTGCAGAACATCTAGCGCATTGAATAAGGAGAGCTTGTACTGCCCGTCTTGTGCGTTGACGCGCACGCGCGCTTGGCCCTTGGAATCGAGAATGATCGGATTGGCGTTCGGAATCAGTCCGGCCGCGTCCGAATAGGTCGCCTTCGGGTTGTTTGTGCCGGCGTCGTAGGTGTAGAGCTTTCCTCCGGCTAGCGGTATGCCGGTTGCGGCATCTGTCCCCGTGAACACTGGGAAAATCGTGACACTGGTTGTCATTCAGGCGCTCCAAAAGAAAAACCCCGCACTTGGCGGGGTCTTTGGGGTTGCGTTTGGTTACGTTCGGTTACGGCGCTGGCAGCGCTTTGTCGTAAGGTCGAAGCAGCGATTGCAGCGTTCCGCCGCGCACGGCCTTGCGGCGGTAAATGTCCATCGCCTTCGCAGCATCGGGCGCGTTCGCGGCTTTCTCGCCCATGCGCGTCATCACTTTCTGGTCGGCATCCTCAAGTAGCTTCTTGATGCCACTGAATGCGCCGACCGACACGGGAACATCCATCGCGCCAGCAGGCACGCCGAGATGATTTGCCAGCAGTGTTGCAAGGGTTCCGCCCGCGAGGGATGCAAGGTTCTTTCCGTCTTTCGACGGCTGCGTGAGCAGGTTCACGGCGGTCTGCGACCCCTTCGCGCCAGTCGATCCGGCAGGGACGGTGCGTTGTTGCAAGGCGTCGAGGATGTTTTCCACGCGTTCGCGCACGGCAGGACTCATGCCATACCGTGCCGCGTCGTCTTTCGTGAGGAGTTGCTTTACAGGATTGAGGTTGACAGCTTGATTGCCGCTAGTGTCCCGCCCACCACTATCAATTCGGCCAAGAAGGCTCCGACCTGCTTCCATGTCGGTAATCGGCTGCGAATGCTGCGCGTACGCTCCCAGGTAACCGCGATACCCACTCCCCGCGATTGCTGGGTCGGCGGGCATTGCCTTGTCGAGTAGATCCGTAATCGCAGACTGGATAGGCGCAACACCAGCGGCCTCCTGCGTGCCAACTGCCCCGTGCGGAGCGTGCTTCGCCAGATAACGCGAGGCGTTCTGGCGGATGCCATCGAGTATATCAGCGGAAACCATGCCCCGCGTGTTGGCCCGGCTGGAAAGATCGGACAACAGGTCGCGCAATCCGCCCGCAACAATCGGATTCGTGCCGATGCCCGTATTGATCTGCCGGTGGATCGCGTCCACGACGGACTGCACTGGAATCATGTTCTTGTTGATCGCCGCATGCGCCGCATCGAACGCCGCCATTGCTTTGGATGCACCGCCGCCGACCTTTTCCGGAACCGATGCCGCATGTTCCTGCAACGCGGCCACTGCTTCATCCTCTTGCGTCTTGCCGGAAATCACATCGCGGATTGTCTTGCGCGCGCCGTTGATGGCCGCAGCGGTGTCCTTGCCGGGATTCGGGTTCGCCGTGGCGAAATCGTTCAACGCTTTGAGCGCATTGCCGAACCGATCCGCGATGGTTTGCGAAGTAAGGTGTTGGTCGATGAATGGCTGCGTCGCGGCTTTGCGTGCGTCGATTGCGCTCTGCATATCCGCGTCACTACCAGCAATGCTCGCGGCCTCGTTGCGCAGCGCGACGTTGTTCGCATCCTCCGCCGCCTTGAGCGGCAATCCGGCTGGGCCGTTCTGCATCGCGCGTTGCGCCATGACAACGCCGGGACTGGGCGCGGCTTCGGCAACGAACGGCTGGTAGCCGGGAACACGCGACTGATAGCCGGACAGTTGCGCCGGATCGACGCCGAGACGGTGCAAGGCTTCGCCCAACCGCTCGTTCGCAAGCCCTTCCCTGCCGCTGTCGAGCAGGTAGCGCAGCGGCGCAGCTACCTTACCAGCGACCGCAGTCCCCGCTGCAAGAACAGGCGCAGCGACCGCGCCAGTAGCGATCTGCGTCGCTTTCTGCGCGGCATAGGGCTTTGTATTGTCCGTGACCGGCTGGGCCGCACCCATCGCGCCGCCTTCGCCAGCCAGCAACGCGAGTTTCTTGAGCGTGCCGCCGACTTTCGGCAGAACGCCGAGCGCGCGCAGTTCGGCAACGCCCGTCATCCACGGCGCAACTTCGCCAACCGTAGCGCCAATGTATGCGCCTGCACTGTTCGGCACGTCCTTTTGATACGCCTGTTCGCGCGCGGTGATGGCGCGGTCGTCGGATGCGAGGCGGCTGTCCATTGCTGCGCGGACGCCTTGCAGTACGCCTTGGGGTTGACCCGGGCGGCCAGCCACGACATCGGCAGTCGTCTGCTGCGGAGCCGGAAGCAGCTTGTCGCCGACCCAAGCAATGCTGTGTTCGGCACCCTGACCAAGCCCGATGATTGCGTTCGCGGCATGATGACCTGCAGCCTTCACTGCATCGACCGCCTGATCGCCAGCAGAGCGATCAAACAGGCCAGCGTTCGACTGCGCAAGGTGCGATTCCATATGCGCCTGTTGCTCGATGGACTTCGATACCTGATCCAATTCGTCCGGACTCAGGTCGTCCGGAATCGTGTGCATCGTCCCGAATGAATCCTTGTACTGGCTCATTTAACTTGCACCAATTTTCCGGTCGCAGGATCACGCATCCATACAGTTCCGCCTTGCGGTGCTGCGCTTTGTGCTGTGCCACCGGAGAGGATCGCGCGCGTCTCCGGCAGGATGCCAGGATCGCCAGCGCCACGACCGAGCGCGTTCTTGTACTTGCCCTCGATGATCGCGATGCGCGAGCCGATGAGGCGCTTGATCGCAGTCAATGCCGCCATCTTCTGCGCGGTCGATCCGTCGCCACTGAGTTGCTTGAGGTTCGCTTCCAGTTCCGATTGCGTGCCAGCGCCCTTGTTGTTGTTGAACACCGCGCGGGTTTCGTGCGCGACGGCATCGGCCACCTGATTCCACGTGGTGAGGTCGCCGGTATTCACATCCTTGGCCGCGTTGACCGCGTGATTGACCATGCCCCCGACGTAAGGGATCGCCATGCCGCTGAGTTTGGGCGCGACTTGCTCGAGCTGCTGAAGATGCGCAGCGACCTGATTCAACGCCTGCACGTTCGCGGCGTCCTTGCCGTCCTTGAAGGACTTCATCGCGTCGTTGCGGGTGTTGAAGTCGGTCACGCTGAATGTCGGATCGGCACGCGAGGCCGCGATGGCGATCTGCATCGGCGTGATGTCCGCGCCTTTGGGCGTGCGGAAGTTCTCGGGTTTGTTGAGCCCATGAACGATGCTTTGGATATACGCGCGCAGTCCGGGATCTTCGATGCTCGCAAGGTAGGCGTCGCCGGTCTTGGTCTCGTCGCCCACACCGGCCATCGTCGCGGACTTGTCGGCCGGGCCACCTGGAATTACCGCGAGCGACCCGTCAGGCTTGAAGGAATAGCCGGCCGGCGCTTCTTTGCCATTGACGGGACGCGCAGAACCGGCAGGAAGAGGCGTGGCCGCAGCGGTCGGTGCGGGAGCGGTATGGGCTGCGCCTCGCGCTGCTTGTGGCGCGACGTACTGCGATCCGGTATTGCCTTGAAATCCGCCGCCCATGCCAATTTTGCCGCCTGCCATGACGGTCTGGACGATCTGGTTGCGCACGAACGGCGCGAACTTCTGGCCTTGCGTCTGTTCGGCTTGCGCCACGAGGGATTCCGCAACCGATTGCGTGACCGGCGTTCCGCCCGCGTACTGGAAGCCCGTCGAGCCGGCTTGTGGCGCGGCAACGGAAGGATTGGGCGCACTGACTTGCGTTTGCACGGCTGGCACCGTGGGCGCGCCATTGGTCTGTGGCGCTGGCCCAAGCGCGGTCTGTTGCCCGTTGCGCAGGTCGATGATGCTCGGATCGACGCCAGACACGTCGCGCAATTGCGTGCGTGGATCGGCCTTGCCAAGGACGCGCGTTGTTCCGTCTTTCGACACGCCGATCACGTTTCCGCTCGCGTCAATGAAATGCGTGTTCAGCGCGGAGAGCTTCGATGTGTCGTTATACATTCCCGCTGCCGCTTTGATCTTCTGCACTTCCGGCAACACGATCGCGGGGTCGTACACGGGCGGAAGATGCTGCGCGAGGTCGGGGCCGAACTCGGGATGCGAGAGCAATTCCTGTCGCACGCCCTGATAGACCGCAGGTTTCTGGTCGTCGGGAGCGTCGAGAATCGCATCAGCTCCACGTCCGATGATTTCCTGCACATCAGCATGCATCTTGATCGCGTTGGCGTTCTCGGCTTGCCGGCGCTCTCGACCTTGATTGTAGGAGTCGCCGAAGATCGCGCCAAGGACGCGGTTGTATTTCGGCATCGCGTATAGCGACGACGGCTGCGCGATAGATTGCAACGGGGCTGTCGGCTGCTGTGCTGCGATCTGCGCGTCGGGCGGGTTCATGATGTCCATCAGGTTGCCTGGCATGTCAGCCTCCAAATCCGAATGCTTGCCCAATCTGGCCGATGCCCTGCCCGATGGAATGGCCGAACTGCTGGTACATGCTCGCGCGCGCGTTGCCGGCATTGATTGTGTTCTGCCCGATCTGGTTGCCGGTCTGGATGCCCTGATTTCCGGTTGTAGTCGCCATGCTCGCGCCGGTACCGGACATGCCGGCGAGATCGCCGTAATACCTCTGGAACTCATCCGAGCCAACGCCCTGCCCGTATTCCATCAGTGCCTTGAGGGTGGCACCCGAATTGAGTCCGCCTCGCGCTGCCGCGCTGCGCTGCACCGCTTGCTCGCCCTGCCCCATGCGGAACTTATAGCCGTCGCTGTTCTGGTACTGGTTGAAGGCGGCGTTCGCAGCGGCGGAATTGCCGCCCATGCCGAGGAGTGCCTGTTGCAACGTCAGCGCCTTCCCGCCAGCATCTCGCCACGGCGCTTCATCGGCGCGCGCTTGGTCGAACATTTGTAGTTCGGTGGCGCTCGCGGTGTTGGCGGCATCCTTGGATGCGCTGGCTGCCTTACTCGCGCCCCACATATCGGCAATGAAACTCATGGCACCTCCATCACAATGCGGGGATAGCGTTTGCCGTCGCGAAGCCACGGCGGCGCAGGAATGCGCGTATGCACGAAGCCGCAGCACTTGGCTGCCGCGATCGCGCGGATATTGACGAGCGGAACCATTGCGAAAATCCGTTTCCCATGGAACTTCGAGCGCGCCCACGCGATGGCCTTGCGGCCCGCGTCGATCACGCATGCGCCGCGAAAATCCGGGCGCATCGCCACATGCAAACTCAGCGCGTCCGTCCCTTCGGAGAAGGCAAAAAAACCGACCGCCTCGCCATCTTTGCGGAGCATCAGGTAGTGACGATTCGGGAGCGTCCAATCCTCTGGCACATCATCATCCGAGACCCATCGCCATACGTCCGGCTGTGCGACGATGGCGCGAATCGCTGCCTCGTCGGCACCTTCGATGATTTCGATCATTGCATTTGCTGGCCGCGTCGCACCCAGCCACCACCCCAGCCACCACCCCACATAGAAGGCGGCGGTTGGAGCGGATTGACTGGTTGCTGTGGCGGCTGCGCGGGTGGCTGCAATGGCTGGACAGGCAATGTGGATGGATTCTGTGCCACGCTTCCGAGTGTCCCACCCGGCTGGTCGGGAAGCCCCCATGCAGGACGCAATACCGAACCCTTCGACGGCGGTGCCCAGTAATTGGCGGCGTTGTACGCGTTCGGGTTCGCCGCTGTCGCGTGCCAGTCGCGAAAGAACGGTTGCGCGATGGTCGAAAGTTTCGGCATGGGATACCTACTGTTGCAATACTGGGGCGACGTGCGGAATCGCGCTTGCGCCTGGCGTGCCGTCAGCAACCAATGTCGCCGTACTGGAATTGATGGCATCAACCGCCGCGTTCGTCGCAACAACGACTGTTGCAAGCCGCGCTCCGGCCTTCACCACTTCGGTTTGCGTAGCGGTCAATGCCGTATGCACCTCGCCGAGCGTCGGGCCTTGGAAATTACCAAGGCGGTTTACTATTTCCTCGAAAAAGCGATACCAAGACGGCGCAACGAGCCCGCCAGAATCCACCAACGCCACGCGAGGCGATGGCATCCACGACACCAGCGATCGGCCCTTGGTGTTGCCAGCCCATGCAACATTTCCAGTCGCCACGCCAGCGCCAGCCACCGCCATTGCACTACAACTGCCAGCAAGTATCGGCAAGGCACGCACCAGAACGCCCGAGACGACCGTGGCCGAATCACTTCCCATGTCAGTCCGGCAACGCGAAGGTGGCTGTATTTAGCGTATGCGTGCCTTGCGCTGCATACACGGTTTCGGAAATGATCGAGATAAGGCACGCCGATCCGCCCGCCGTAGTGAGGCCAATGGGCGAGCCGCCAACGGACGCAGCAATCTGGAACGTGTCTGTCGCGGTGTTCACGACATAATAGATCGTTCCTTCCGTCAGTGGCGATGGCACCGTGTCGCCGTAGAACACCACCGATTGTCCGTTGGTATAGCCATGCGCGAGCGAGCGCACCGTGTCGGCCACAACATCCACGATGAACTCTTTCGGCGAACCGCTAGCCGGCGAATAGGCGTTGAACGTTGCGCCATTCCAAAATCCAATCCATCGCACCGTGCAGGCTGGCACATCGAAGGTGACGGCCGCATTGAGACTGCGCACGCCGCCACTGGATGCGTTCACCGTCACTGCCTTGCGCGCATAGGCTGGCGCTCCGCCGACAACCTCATTGACTCCGGTCGCGCCGGGGAATGCGGTATGCAGCGATGCAGTGGTCAGCGTGAGCGCGTCGAGCATCACGCCCTTGGCAGTTGTCGTGAAACTCATGCGGCAAGTCCCTGTGCGTTGAGGTTTGCGCCGATCCAAGCCACCTTGACCGGATCGGTCGTCGCCAAGCGATAAATGCGGCGTCGGGCCATGCCGAGCTTGTTCCAGTAGGCGCGACGTTCGTATTGACCGACCTTGCCAACGCTGCGCCAGTGCTCGTTCGACCACACCCTGCCGCCGTCGTCCGACCATTGCAGGAACACCTGCGGATCACTGCCTTGCCCGGACTGCAGCCCGACGCCCATTTCCGCGATCAGCTCGAGACGGTTGTGGCGGATGCGATGGTTTTCGTCCTCCACATGCGCCCACGCCCGCTCGCGATAGATGGCGTCGCCATCGTCGGTATATTGGTCAAGGCGCATGGAATAAACGCGACCATCGACGTAATCGCCAGTCAGGTACATGCCATTCCAGAACACAAACGCATTGGCACGCGTGCGCCCACGGCTGCCACCGCTTGCGCGGTAGCACCGTTCTGACCATGTTTCAGTTGCCGCGTCGAACGCCCATGTCCTGTTGGCGCTCGGGAAAGTCAACACGTAGAAGCTATGGCCTTCCTGCTGGTAGCAATACGCCTGCGCATCGCTGATATCGCCATAACTGCCAATCGCAGTTTCGAGCGCATGCGTGGAGATGCGGGACGGCGAGTAACCTTGGGAGCGGCTAACAATACCCGCGCCCTTGTCGTCACGGCCTAGCCAGAACACGCTGTTGTCCATCTTCGCGACAGAACGCCGCGCCGCACAACCGTGTTCGATGAACGCATTGCCGCTGCGCTCGAATGGAAACGCTGCCGCGCCCGTGTTGAACCAGACTTCAATCGTGCGCTCGCCGAACAACCACAGTTCGCGATGATCGGCCAGCACGGCAATCGTGTCGTCCGGCGCGCCTTCGGCGCTCGCGAAGTCCAGCGCATTGATGAAGAACGCATTGGACAGGTCGGTGATGCCGAACGTGTCGCCACCACGCGTAAAAATGACGTAGCCGTCCTGATAAGTGAGGATCGAATCAGTCGGCGCTCCAAGCACCGCCGCCATAACCTGCGTCGTCAGATCTACACCCTGCCAGCCGATGGTATCGGCGATGACCAATTGCAGCCCGTTGTCCTCCATCGACACGAGACCGGCCGATGTGCCGAGCGTGCCGACCAGCGTGACAACGCCGGCAGTCGTCTCCCGAAAGACCTGATTGCCGCTGGTCACGTACAAATCGCCATTGGCAACGTGCATCCCGCGAATCGGGCCAACGCCGAAAATCTTGTAGAGCAGTGCTCCTGGCGCATTGAGAAACGCGCCAAGTTCACTGCCTTCCTGCGAGCCGTCCATTTCCAGGTAGAGGTTGACCAGCGTTTGTGCAGCAAGCGGCAACGTCTTGGACGTATAGGCCGAGCCGAGGAATGGTGTTTTCATTGATTCGCGATGATGTTGAAGCGGCTGGCGCGATCCGACAGATATGCTGCCTCGTTGAACATGTGCGGCACTTCCGCATTCGCACGCTTGAGGTCGCGCAATGCAGCTGACGCGACGCGCTGCACAGATGCCGGGGCTTCCATGCCGTACTCTGGCGCAAGATCAAGCGCGAGGCAGTACGCCATCGCGCGAAAATAGTTGTTGGGAATGGTCATCGTGTCGTTCGCGGTCACAAACGCGCCAATCGGCAGCGATGCCGCGAAATACACCGTCTGCCCCGCGCTCGCTCCGGGCCATAGCGTGAGCTTGCCGTTACTCAGCGACGGGTCGTACCAGCCGAGCGTCGGATAGCCCATCTGCGACTTGTTCGCGATGTTGGCGTACCCCGCCGAGGTGATCGGCGTCACACCGTAATCCGTCACGCCAGCACGGACGAAGATGTTCGTTAATTCCGCAGGGCACGAAGGCGCGACCACATTGCCGGTCGGGCCGATGGTGAACGACGACAGCGCCGCCACCACGGGGAAACTGAATTGAGTTTTTGAGTACAGGGTCAGCGATTCGTTCGCCGCCCAATGCGCGAGCATATCGTTGAGAACAGACAGCGCGTCGGATACTTCCGAGGCATCGTTGGATTCGCCGGACGCTGCGACGCCAAGCAATCGAAAGGCTCGCTGGATGATGGCCAACGCTTGGGTCACGCGATCACTCCGAAAAGAGAGGGGCGGAAAGCCCGCCCCTCAAGAACCACACCGAGGAAACTCAACCCGTCACGCGGCAAGCAAACTCCGGACGCAGGCAGTCGTAGGCCGCAAGGATGTCGAAGCGGCACAGGCGCTTGTTGTTCGTGATGTCGAAGCCACGAACGAAGCGCAGCGAGACGCCCTCATAAACCGAGCGCGAGGCCATATCCATGCCGCCCGGCAAATCCATATCGACCGTAGCGAGCGTGAACGCGTCCTTGTGCCACACGAGGTTCTGCGGGTAGACCGCGCTCGCGGTGCCGGTCACTACGGTAATTGCCGCACCGCTGGCCGGACGTGCCGTCACGTTCTGATACGCACTGGTCGAGCCTGGCACCGTCGCCGCGATGATCGCCGGAGAGACGATGATCGTCGCAGCACCAGCGCCATCGGACGACACGTCCGCAGTGACCACGAACTGGCGCAGGTAGCCAAGATCAGCCTTGGTTTCCGGATTGACTGCGTTGACGCCGGCAAACGTGATGACATCGCCGGCCTTAAGTCGCAATGCCGCCGCCGCCGTCCATGCCTGCGTCACGACCGAGGTCGTCGCCGCATACGGGTTGTCGGTAGCGCCCGCATTGATCAAGCCTTGGTTCGCGCCGTTGACGGTTGGAGCGCCACCCAGCGGCCCCACGGTGTGCGACGGCACGTTCTGCGACATATACATGTGCAGGCCGAGCGCATCGCCCATGAGGCCGGACTTGTACTGTTTGTCGATCACGCTGGCAGACTGGAACGTGGCCTTGAGGCCGTCCACCATCGACGCATTCGCGAGCGGTGCCAGTGCCATGTAGCGTTCGTCATCGCGCAAGCACGCGCCATCATCAAGTTTGGATTGCGCCTGCAACGCCACCAATTGCGTCGCCGGAGTCGTACCCGGTGTACCGACGAAGTTGGCGACCTTCTTGTACATCGCCTGCGCGATGCGCCAGTCGAGTTCGGTTGCAAGACGCTTGCCGAACGGTTGCAGGTAGCGATCCGAGAACTTGTCGATCGACAGCGACAGATCGAAGTCCTGGAACGCCCAGTCCACGCCGAACTCCGGCTGGACGGTCAGGCCGACGGTCGTTTCGTTGACGTCCTGGAAGTTCGCGGTCGCGCCGCTACGGATGGACGCCTGCACCGGACGGCGAACCTGGATGGTGCTGCCGGCTTTCGCGCCTTCCTTCGCCCACTTGGGTTCGTATTCGCGATTGACGTACTTGAGAAAAACGGAATTGTTGTGGATGACGCGGAGTGTTTCGTTCGTGATGTAACTGGAGGTAATCAGGGCGTTGGCCACGATCTATATCCTATGAGGTGCGACGCGCCTTGGCCTCCGACTCGTTGCGCCACTTGATCCACGCGGCGGTATCCGATTCTTTCGGAGCACCTGGGGTGGCGTTGGCGCGAACTGGGTCGAGCGGTTTGGGTGCGTTGCTGGGCTTGGGTTTCTCGGTCGCCTTGGATTCGAGGCGTCCGAGTTCACGAGCGAGGGCAATGGGCGAAAGCGTTGCGAGGCGTTCGGCCTCGTCGGGGTGCTTGGCGAGGTAGCGCATGACATCGACGCCCGAATCGGACGTGTCGATGTGATCGCGGATAACCTCTAGCTGATCCGGTCGGAACTCCACGTCTGCCGACTCAAGTGCTTCGGCAAACTCCGGATCGGCCTTCGCGGCGGCGCTGACCTTCCCGGCGATGCGCTGGGCTTGTTCGGTCGCGCGCTGCTGCTGTTGCCACGACGAAAACTCACGCTCCATGTCGGCGCGGGTGATGGGCTTTTGTTCCGCAGGATCTTGTTGCTGCGGCTGTTGCCGCCCCATCGCCTGCGTCTTGTAGAACTCGGCCTCTGCCCGCGCTTCGGCACGTTCGCGCACAAGGCGATTCGCCCTGCGCTCGAAGTCACGATTGCGCTTCTTTTCCCTTGCTTCTTCGGTTTCTTCCGCTGCCGGTGCGGGCTCGCCTTCCGTTTCCGGAGGCGTCACGGCTGGATCGCTCGGCGATGCGGACGCCGGGGCCGAGTCGTTCGTAGTGTTGCTGATGGTGTCGAGTGCGATATCGGGCATGGTCTTTGCCTCAGACGGAAACCGCCGTCAGTCGGTCAGGCACAAAAAAACCGCCATCTAGGCGGTTCGGTGCATTGCTCTGTTTGGTCGCCTTACATCGGCGCACCGGGGTTCATTGGCTGTTGCGGTGGCGGCATGCCTTGCGGCTGATTCGCCATCTGTTCGGCGATCTGGCTCATGGCAAGGAACATGTGCCCGTTCTGCTCGCCAAGCTGATTGGCAAGTTGAGACATGCTCTCCACCATCGCGGCCACGTCCTGGCCTTGCACGTTCTGGCCTTCCTTCGCCATCGCGTTGATCTTCGCCGTCTCCACTTCCGCCCACGCCTTGACCTGTTCGATCCGGAACGCATTGTCGCGATCGGCCTGCTTGTCCTTCTCGGCGTCCATGAGTTGTTGCGCGTGTTGCTGCAATCCCTGGATGACGTGATCCCGCTCTTGGATCGCCTGCTGCGCCTGTTGAGTGACAGCCTGCACTTCCGGCGTCGGGCCGCCCTTGGCTGCCGCTTCGGCCTGTTGAACCTGCGACGGCAACATCGCTGCGAGTCGCGCGCTGATTTTCTCGGCTTGCGGAATGTCCATCAGGCGCACGATTTCATCGCCCATCAGCGCCATCATTTGAGGGTTGCCATTGACCATTTCGGTCAATGCCTGCAACGCCTCTTGTCGGCGCGTGCCAAACGAAGCGCCAACTGTCACCGCTACGTCGTACTTGCCTACCGCTGGATTGAAACTCACCAACGCGGCATCCTTCATCACCGCCGCTTGTGGCTGGCTCGGATCGAGCGTCACCAGCGAATGCGTGCCATCGTCGCCGAGGATTCGCATGTCGCGCTTCGTGTCGATCACGCGCGGCATCATCTCGATAATGATCTTTCCGAGGTGCCGCAAGCTGCGTGACATGTTGTCGGAGTAGTGGAAATTAGCCGTCTCACCCTGCATCTTGCGAGCGTCGATGGCCTTGCCGCTGGTTTCATTCGACGGCGCGCCGAGGTTCGCGCGGTACATGCCAATCGCTGCCTGGATATCGTTTTGCGCAAGCTGACTGCCCTGCGCGAACGCCTGCGACGGTTGCGGCGGCATGATCCGCGACGGTGCCGGTAACGACTGTCCATCGCTGCCGATGTGGTTGTATGGCAAATACGCCGCATTGCTGCGGTTCGCTGCAGCCCACTGCGCCTCGTAACCTTCCAGTGCTTCGGCCGCAGCCAGATACGGAATCTTGGTCTGTAGCGAAACGTGTTCGATGTAGTTGCTGCGGTCGTAGTTGTACGCGCGCTGCGGGTCTTTCATCGGGCGCACGAGTCCGCACAGATGGCGCTTGCCCTCGATCCACAGTTCCGAACCGATGACCGGAATCAGCGGGACATAGCTCGCAGGAAACTCGCTCTGTTCAAGGATTTCCGTGCCGGTCAGCTTGTACCAAGCTGTCTTGCGCTTCTTGGCCCAATACGTGCGCAGAACGGGCGGCTTGTAGCCAGACTCTTTCGCCGCCGCCCAATAATCCTCTTCCGGCAGGCAGATTTCCTGTCCGATGTTGATCGGATCGGCCACGCAGAGCATGTTCGTCTTGGCTTCGGTTATATCGAAGTATTCGCACAACCGGATCGTCTTGTCGGTCGTCCAGCCGTCGCCATCAACCCAATTCGCAATCTCCGCATCCGGATATTGGCGATCGAACGCGCGGTGCGTCAGCGAGGATTCGACAAAGCCGAACATCGCATCCGAGCCGTCCGGCTCCTGCCAGTCGGGATCAAGATGCACCGACATTTGGTCGGCTATGCGGCCAATGATGATGTCCTGCTCGTTCGTTGCATCGTTCGACACGCGCGTCGTCACGCGCATCCACCCAAGGCCCATGCGGGCGGCGTATTCGAGCGCCGTGTCGTAGGCGATGTCAGCGCGCGATACGTCCTCGATGTGTCGCATGATGCCCGTGAGAGCCTCTGCGACCTTCACGTCCGCACCCGAATCAACGGGGCGAATCTTGATCGACGGCTTGTTGCGGCGCGAGTCGTTGACGACCTGCGAGATGAACTGATTCGTCTGGTCAAACGTCAGGCATGGACGCGGACCACCTTCGGCCTGTTCGCGCATCGTGCGCACAACGTCCGGCCACTGCTGCGGATCGGCTGGGTTGCTGAATCGCAGGTCATCCAGCATTTCCTCGCGCTGGTCGTTCGTCGCGTCCTTGCATGCGTCGAAGCGTTCCTTGGCGTCTTTCAGGATGTCCTTGTCCATCAGCCGCCCATCCATGCGCCGGCTGCATGCTGAACCTGCTTGCGCTCCAAGGGCTTGCGCTTCTCGCTCACCTTCGCGAAACGGCGACACATCACGGCATAGCGGATCGCGGACATGATGTCGTCAGCTTCCTTCACGATCAGTCCGTCCTTTCGGTGATAGCCGCGAAACTCGTCCCACGCATCATTGAGATGGCGCGCGATCTTGAGTCGGCCTGTTTTCATGCGATCAAGCATTTCGGTAATGCCAGCCTCAACGCCGCTCGTTCCATCCTCAAACGTCGCGCGATTCGGAAGCATGGCGACGCCTTGCTTGCGGTATTGCGTTGCAATTTGTTCGCCCGAACCCTTGTCGTGTTGCAAACCGTCGTGCGGCCATGCCATCGGTATCCATTCGCCACGTGCCTTGAGCGATGCGGCATGGATTACAGGGGTCTGCTGTCGCAACGCGTAACAGTCGTACACGTAGAGGCAGTCCGCGTCCTTGTCCCATGCGAGCCATGCGGCGGCGGTCGGATGATCCCAACCGAAATCCATCGCAGCGATGCGCGGCCACGAAGCCGGCAAGTCGAACGGCTCGAACCGGATTTCTTCCTCTTTGACCGGGAACACCGCACCAGAACCAAGAACAGGCGTTCCGTCCGCGCGGGCTTCGCGCTCATGCTCAGGATAGCTCGCGATGATCTGAGCGCGTTGCTCGGGCGTGTAATGGGCCGCATCCGCGATTCCCATCTTCACCACTCGCCGACTGTCGTCCTTTTCCGTCATGAACCGTTTCACCACCCGCGACATGCCAAGCAACGGCGTAAAGGTCATCATCGCCATCCCGCCCGTAGCGTTCGTGCGCGTCAATCCTTCGCTGTAAATGTCCTCGGGCGGCTCTTCGTCCGGCCAGAAGATGTCGATCGTGTCGCCTTGGAACCGCTTGCGCCCTTGGTCGTACGACTTGAAGATGACCGTCGAAACGCCGCCGCTCGCGTGCTTGATCTTCGCGATACTCACCGCATCCTTGACGTTCGGATATGGCGACATTTCCTTGATGCAAACGCCAGGAATCGCTCCCTCGCCGCGCGATTCAGCGCGGCCCAACAAGATGCGTTGCGGCGCGTCGCGAGAGACTTCCATCGTTTCCGATGCGACCCAAGCGACGACAGGGCGATCCCATCGCCGCCCATCCCACCAATCCGGATACCGGCCAGTGAGGTGGATCGCCAGCTCCGATCCAGCGGCCAGCGTCTTGCCGAGCTGGTTACCGGCGATCAACAATCGCTCGCGATGCGTCTTTCCAAGCCGATGGAACTCGGCCTGCTTCGGGTAGGGTTTGTATCGGTCAAGCGCCGTTTGACGTGTCCGGCGATCCCTCTCCTCCAGCAGCGTCACTAGCTCCCGCTTTTCCGAGTAATTGAGCGATGCGGGCATTGAGGTGTTCTTCTGTCTCGTTCTGGATCGAGCCGGAATGGTTTAGGTCGAGCTTGTTGCCGTAGCGCCGTGGATCCCATTTGGCGAGCAATTTTTCTCGCGTCTCGACACGCAATCGCGACCGCTGGATATGCTCTTGGTCGAGCATCAATCCGCGCTTCTCATCGAGGCGATAATCGTTCGATCCGTCGTCTGCGATGGCGAGCATTTCATCGGCGATTTCATCAAACCCGGCATCGCGTGCCTCGTCGAACATGGCGCCGACTTCTTCATGCGCCTTGCGCCATTGGTTGACTGTTCTTCGATCAAGGCGTTTTCCAATGCGCTCACTGATCTCGCGCAGCTTCACCGACATCGGCTTACCGCTCGCTATGTGGTCGGCGATTTCTTCGAGCAACTCCATGTCGAAAGGGATCGGTGACTGGCGCATCGTTACGGCTTCGGCACCTTGCAATCGTCCGGCGTGACCGTTTTGCCCGCATCGAGCTGGCGCACCAGGCCGCGAATGCAGACGAAGTAGTCGAACCATGCGTCGAGTGCGTTTTCCTGCGTCGCATGGCCGCCAACGGTGGTGTCTGGCAGTACCGGCTTCGCGACGGGTTTGTCGGCCCAATCCGGCAGCGGCTTGAACTTCTCGACGACGACCGTGTTGACCTTGGGAATCACCGGGGTTGATTTGCATCCGACGGCGCCGAACAGCAGTAGCGCGACGACCGCGAGCACGCATACGACGACGATCAGGCCCAGCCAGTCGATCTTTCCGTTCGCGGTTCTCATAGTCCACACACCTTGGCGACATCGGTACTGAGCAGCACCGCACATGGCGGATTCTTTCGCGCGGCATCGAGGCGCTTGCCGAAGCCTGCAATCTGCGCAGCCATGCGATCAGCGGCCTTGTCCGCGTCTTTCTTCGCCGCGTTCGCATCGCGCGTTGCCTGCTCGGCGTCCTTGATGCGCTGGGCATTGGCAACGTCCTGCGCTCGCAAGGCATCGCCTGCGGCCTTCAGCTGCAAAGCGGCGTTCGTGAGCGCGATGTTTTTCTTTGCGATCAAGGCCGAATCCGCGCTGGCTTGCTGGCGCGCGCCGACATGCTCGAAATACAGGCTCGCGACCACGCACGTGACGATCAGGATCAACTGCTGCCAGTGGTTGCGCACGAAAGCCGCAGCAAGCACCGGCTGCGCGACGCATGCCGCGATGGCGAGCACAACGACCGCGATCAGCAGCCAGTGATGCGCGATGAACAAAAGGATGGACATGCAGCCTCCTACAGCTCTTGGCCGTCGCGATACGCACCCAACGCGCGAGCGCGCGCCTCGGCTCGTTCGCGAAAGCGTTGTTGCTCGTTGGCGATCACCGTATCGATGGGCGTCGGCTCGATCGCGTCTTGCCCGTCGCACGGTGGGCTGATCTTGTTGTCGATCCACAGCAGCAGTCGAACCCACCGACGCGCTTTCACCACGCACCACCGGCGCAGGTGTCGATCTCCCACTGCCGGCGCTTGATGACGCCGCCGCAATTGTTCGCGCGGATGCGGCAGTCGCGACCACTGGCACGATAGAAGTGATCCAGCGCGCGGCATGCGGCCACGTGCCGATTCGCATTCACCAGGCGCACCGCATCGGACTTGCAGAACGCCGAAGCGCCTGTGTTCCAGCCGAAATGCGAATACGCCAGCCACTCGTTCCAGCTCAGGCCGTCGCCGGTCAGGCAGCGCGCCATTGCGTGACCGAGCCCGGTTGCGTAGTCGGTCTCGAGCGTGTTGCATTCCGCATCGGTGTAGATGTGGTGCGGATTGATCGAGGCGTTCGCGATGCCGGCGCATGCCGTCCAGTACCGTTCGCCCTGCAAGTGGTACGGCACGCTGAGCCGGCCGCCTTCGCCCGCTGGGCCGGGTTGCCGTAGCGTCAGCAATAGAACCGGGATCAAGGCGATCGGTAGCGCCTTGTAGCGCGTGCGGACGGCAGGTTGATCAGCAGCCACTGTTCTGGCCGTCGTCTTCGTCGGCCGGTTCCTTCGGCTTGAGATTCGGTTGCCTGAACAGCTGCGATACCGTGCCGGCGATGACCAGGACAACGATCATCACCGAAAGCGCCAGATGCAGCTTCGGATAGACCGAGACGAACCCGACTAGCGGCGCGGCCCACAGCACGCCATTGGCGATCGCGGCGACAATGATCAGCGCGTTCGCCCAGATGCTCCAGAACTTCCAGCCCTGACGCCAGTTCGGGATGATCCATCCCTCGGCTGCCTTCTGGTCGAGCTTGGCGGCCAGTGGGGCAGGAACGATGCTCATAGCTCGCCTCTCCGCGGAGTGGACTGCACGCCACGCCGCACCAACTCGTCCAGCAACGCTTCGACTTTCATCGCCAGCGGATCGAACTTGTCGGCGAGCATGTCCCGAATCTCGGCCTTCGTTGGATACAGCGCGAGTTGCTTGACCATCGTCAATTCGAGTGCGGAAACCGACTTCTCCGCGCGCGCAGCGTCCAGTCGCGCTTCGGCGATCTGCCGTTGCAACTGGTCACTGACCGTCTGCATTTGATGCTGCCTAGCATCGCGCTCGCCGATGATCGCCGTATCGCGCTTGGACAGTTGGCTCCCAAGCCACCACACGCCAGCGATCGCATTGAGCAGCAACACAACGCCGATGGATATCCACTGCGCCGCGTCCGTCATTGGCGGATACGTCGCATGGTTCGTCCCTTCTGGGGTTGGAAACGAAAACGCCCCGCCAGATTGCTCGGGCAGGGCGCAGGGATAGGTTCGGTTGTGCGGAATCTGCACCTGTTTTCGTCTAGACGCAAGCGATTATTTTCAGTGCCCCGGCGATGAAGAGCTTTCCCTCGTTCAACCGGTTGTGATATCCGGCCTTGCTGAGACTCACCCCGATGCGCCTGAGTTCGTCCAAACGCATGTCCATCGGCATCTTCGGATCGAAGTAATCGCAGCGCAGGACGCGGCTATGCACGAAGTAGCCGCCGCGCTCCATTGATCGAACGATCCCCTCCACCTCATCAGCCGGCGTTCGATCGCCACCGATCCCACGCAGGCCGCCAGACTCCGGAACGAATCCGCCGAACTGCATCAAGGTTTGGATCAGGTTACGGGTTCGCCAACCGTTATGTTCGTACCGGCCGCCGCCGTATTCCTGCGCCCATCCTTCCAAGCGGCCTTCCAGCACGGAACTCGTCATCTTCCGGGCGATCTGATAGGCGGCCGAATCGATCATGCAATGCCCCTCTTGCGATCGAACACGAAGAAGACCTGCCGGCGAAACTCATCGAGGTCGCAGGCGCGCGTGAACCATCCGATGGTCGTTGCTCCCCGTGGAACATGCGCATCGTCCTTGCATGCGCCAATCAGGTTTTCGAGCGTGATGTAGAACAGGCGTTTCCCGATGCAGTCGTCCAGTGCGCACCATGCTTGCTCGATGCGATTGTTGAGGGATTCGGCTTCGTCGCTCATGTTCCGAATGTCTCCGAAATCCATCCACCACCACGGCACTTCGCTTCGGCTTTGAACGCCGCAAACCGGAACGGATATTGATCCGCCGCGATCTTGATCTTCGCGCGCGCGTCGTCTTGCCAGTGACCTTTCACCTCGTGCATTTCCATCACGCCATCGCCAGACATCACAGCGAAGTCTGGCGTGTAGAACGTGTTGTCGGCGAGCCTGAGCTTCACGCCCTCGAAGCGATACCAGACGATCTCGCCTGCCTGTTTCAGCAACTCCAGGTGCTGCGCGTAAGCTGCCTCCGTCTTGTTCATCGTGCCGCGTGGAAGGCGACCGAGCGCGAAGCGTTGCGCGTTGCGAGCCGGATATTTCGGGGCAGGCTTCGCAATCTGATTCGGTGCGAAATTCGCGTGCGCGCGCGCGATGTGGGTTTCGCTTGGCGGCTCCGTCAGCTCCAACACAGCGCTCATCGCGTCACATCTCCAAGCCAATAACTGCATCCACCGTTGCGAATAGCTGGCTTCACGTCCGGCGTTGCACTCCATGTTCCGGCCGGAAGATTCGCGCGGTTTCGGCGGCATATGTCGCACGCCTTGACCTGGTACGGATCCGAGCAAAGCGGCGGGACGACGCGATTGGCGCTGGTGCGCTGGGTTGGGACGGCGCTTACCATGCCCGCACCTCAATCCCACCATCGAACTCCGCTTCTCGCAATGCATGCGGAGCCGCCTTGATCTCGTCGTCGCTCAGCCCTTCGAGAAACTGATTCGCGATCAGCCATGCCATGCGGTCGGCGATGGTGGGTTCAGGTTCGCGGGGAACGTCGCCAGCGTTCACGAGCGATCCATCCCGAAGTGCCGGCGCAGTTGTTGCACATCCCGGTTTGCATTGAGCTGTTCTCGCCATTCCTCGGGAGTTTTCGTTGGCCTCGGCAGCGCCCTGAAAGTTTCGAGCGGCGTCAGCGCATTCAGGTGTTCGAGAAACAGTTTCGGCGCAGGCCACGACGTGCAACTTTCGCCGAGCCTGCGAAACGCCTCGCGCATGAGCGGCACGTCGCGCCGTTCGCTCCAGCCGCGCGAGGGGATGAGCGCTTCCATCCACGCAGCGACCGTTCCCGCGACCATTTCCGCCGATGGCGTGTGGTCAAGGCTCAGGCAGAACAGGCGCTGGAAGCCGCTGCTGATTTCGTTCTGGATCCACGACATGGGAATTGCTCTTGAGGGATTCGAGGATGTGCATCGCCGCCACGGTTTTGCCTGGTGGTTTCTTGCCGTTGCTTCGCTGTCGGGTGCGATCGGCTGCTGCCATGAGCCATGCCGCTGGCTCGCTCACGTCGTCGGCCTCGGCTTCGCGAGGATCACCGCGGTACCGATGTCGCCCCGCATGCTTGCGCAGCTTCCCGAGCAGGCTGCGGGCGGGTTTGTCGGGAATGCCCTTGCGGAGCAGGAAGGCGAGTCCGGTTCCCCAGATTGGATCGGGTAGCCCGGGAGGGTCAGCCGGCGCTTCTGCGCCAGACCGAAGGTCTGAATGCTCTTGCTCTTGATCTTTAAGATCCTCTCCCTTCCCTTCCCTTCCCTTGGAAGGGGTTTCCCGGGGGACAGAGGGGGGACAATCTTCGATGTCTCCCGGGACTGATGGGCTGTTGTCCCCGGGGACAACCAGAGGAACTACACAGGTTGTCCACAACTCCGATCCGGTCGCAAGAAGGTGTGTCTCCCATTGTTCGAAGGTCGGGTAAACGGCATCGGTTCGCGACCGTTGGGCTGCCTTCTTGATGCGCGCGCATTCAGTGCGCCACCGTTGCTGCAGGCGCTGCGCCCATGCTTCGAGCGCCTTCTCCGCGACGACCGGGTGATACCAGCGGCCGTCGTCGCATTGCACCCATCCATGGAGTGCTTCGGTACGGTGTTTCTTCCACTCTTTCGTCGATCGTCCGAACCCAGCGTATTGCGCGAGCAGTACGTCATCGTCGGGAAGTGACGCTGCGGGCACCTGGTGCCATGCAACGCACCAAAGCAGCACAGCGCAACGGAATCCCTCGCCAGATGCGTGCGAAACGATCCTGCTGTCGCGCAGGCGTACAACGTCGAGCGGCATGTAGTGGAAGTCGCGCAGGTCAACGTTCGCGGGGACAAGGGGTTCGGTCATGTCACGCTCCGATAAACCCACGCGCGAATCCCCTTCCCTTCCGGCAGCGCGCGAACGATGCGGCCGATCCCTTGCAGTCGCGTCAGCACGCGGTTCGTCTTCCAGTAGTCCCAGCGCATGGTTTCTTGAACCTCGGTGAACGTGCGCTCGCGCTCGGCGATCATGTTGGCGACGGCGTTGCAGGTGGCGATGAACGCCTTCCTGCGCTCGCGCATGCTGGATTCGATGATGGGTTCGGGCTTGCGCGCGGACTCGCCGGCAGGAAGCGGCGCGAGCGGTGCGTGGCGATTGCGGCAGCGGCCGCCGATGGTGTTGGCGAGGATCATGCCGCGCGCCTGGCGTTGTGCTGCAACCGCGTCTCGAACAGGCCGGCGCGATCGGGGAATGTGTCGGCGTACAACCGCGCCATGTCCGGCGCGTAGTTGTTGTTGACCTTGAACTCGCCGCCAACTTCCGCGAGCGCGGTTTCATGGCGCAAGTATTCGATGATCGTGCGCGCCGACCAGTGGCGATGACCGCGACTCCAGACCTTGTCGGCTTCGGCGCAGAACCGATCCCAGATCGCAGGGTTCGCAGCAAGCCACGACGCGAAGTCGTTTCGGAACTTGCTGCGGTCGAAGGTGAGCGGAAGCTGTGTCATGCGACCGCCTGCGCTTCGGCGTTAGCGAACGCGAATGCCGGTTGCGTTGCATGGATACGTGCGTTGGCGATCGCGGCATAGGCCGGATCAAGTTCAATGCCATTGAAACGGAAACCTTCGGCCCGTGCCGCGCGACCAGTCGAACCGCTGCCGGTGAATGGATCGAGGATCAAGCCGCCTGGCGGTGTCACGAGTCGGCACAGCCAGCGCATCAGATCATGTGGCTTGACGGTCGGGTGGTTGTTCGCGCGCGGCGTGCTATGGCTTCCCGGAATATCCCAGCACCGCCCATCGCCACTCGGGCCATGCACCTTTGTTGGCTCTACTCCTTCACAGCCCCAGTTCCGATCCTCGCGGTCGGCTTTGGCGCAATAGAAGAATCGTGCCGCGTTTCCGTTGTCGCCGCGCGGAAGGCTCGCTACCGATCGCCCCATGTCTCCGTAGGCGTTCTTGAACGGGCTACTAGGCTCTGCTCCGGTGACTGCTCCGGACTGTCCGGCGCTATCGGGGAAGACGGCAAGAACTTCATCGCTGCCGTCGTGCACGAGATTGGCCGGCCACCTGCCGGCCGGGTCACCACCACGTTGCCCGGGCGTCGCTGCGGAGTTCGTCGCTCCGGATGCGGCGTAGCGTCGGGCGGCGCTGGCCTCGCCGTCCCTGCCGCGACCTTCGTTGGCGTGCATCGCGTCCCACGTACGGCCTGCGCCGGTTCTCAACGCTTCGTCCGTCTGGATCCTGCACCCGTCGATATTCAGAGCACCCGTGCCGAATCGCTGCACGTTCGATGCGACCGTCCCGATCAGGGGCTTACGCGCCATGATGATCGGCTCCCATGCGGGTTTCAGCGCGGTGCCATACCCCCCCCCCGATGTTCTTGGACTTCGGGAAACCCGAGCCGTACACCCACATCAGCGTGTCGCGAATCTCCCAGCCGGCATCCTCGATCGCGACCATCAGTCGGTGAAAGGTGCGCGTGCCGCCGAATGCGAGCAGGTGAGCGCCGGGCTTGGCGACGCGCAGCATTTCCTGCCAGAAACGAGTGCCTGGCACAACACGATCCCAGTCCTTGACCATGAAACCGATGCCGTACGGCGGGTCGGTCACGATCGCATCGACTGACGCGGGATCGAGCGTTGGCAGGATGTCCAAGCAATTGCCAATGGCGATCATCGCCGCGCCTTCGTCGTGCCAAGACCAGCCGCAGCCAACATCGCCGGCAGTCCTTGCGCGAACTCCGCCAACGTCGCGAGCGCGTGCTGTTTCTGCGCCTCGGGATCGGACAGGAACTTGTCGATCAGATAGAAGATCGGCGTGTAGTCGCCGGTCTTGGTGAGGTAGTCCTCGAACAGCTCCAGCCCGACATCGCGCCTGCGATCGCCAGTCCCGCCGGACAGTTTCTCCGACAGCTTCGACGGCGACTCGTCCAGCTTCACCGCAACGCGATCAAGGCCGCGCGAATACACGCCAGCGGCAACGCACGCGCGCAGCGATATGTGCCGCGCGCTGATGCCTGGCTCAAGGCTGAGCGTCAATTGGGATGCTTGGGGATGAATCGTTCCCACTGGTTCCCCTTCCCCACCTAAATGATTGGCCCGACCCCCTGCGAGGCCGAGCCGTGGAATTACTCAGTGCGATCGAAAGCCGCCCTGCCGGTAGGATTGGTGCTGGCAAAGGCCCAACCACTACCGGAGAGCGACATGGAACTGGAAGAACTCGAACGCTTCGAGAACATCGGCGCAGCGCTAGTGCGTTTGCAGGCGTTGTCTGGCGTGATGCGCAGGACGTTCTCAGTGCTCATCGCGTCACACCCCGAGCCCAAGAGACTGCGCGACGAATGGCAAGCCAGACGGGAGCAATGGATCGAGCAGGAAGCGACCGATGCGATGTATTGGGTCGTGCCGGAATACCGAGAGATGTTTCTCGACCTGTTGAACCAGTTGGCGGCAGAGATCGATGCGGCATCTGCACGCCATCGGCGTACCGCCTCGGATCCCAAGTCGCCAGCGCCCTGAGGCGTTCGGAGATAGCTTGCGCGTGCGAGTCCATATCAGGCTGCCCGCTCGGTGGATTGCGGGGATGGAACGAACACGTCAGGCCGCAGCAGTTCAAGAAACTGACGGCGCGCATCAGGAAATCCGGTCTCTTTCCATCCCGTGACGGATGGTGGCTTGACCTTGCACAGCCTCGCGACCTTCGTCGTCCCGCCGAGAAGTTGGATCACCCGGCGAGCCTCCGCAGCTTTCAATTCAATTGCGTCCATATTTCGCACATTAGGCGTTCCTTACATCAAATGCAATAGGCAGTCCTTCCAAATGCAGGTTTAGGCTTCCCTAATGGACACGACTTTTGCTCAACGATTGGCCCAAGCGATGGAGGGCCCGCCTAAGGTCTCTCAGGCCGCCCTAGCCCGCGCCTGTGGCGTCAAGCCGCCCTCAGTAACCGATTGGCTGTCGGGGCGCACTAAGACGCTTGCTGGGCCGAATCTGTTGAAGGCTGCGCGATTCCTTGGAGTGTCGCCAGACTGGCTCGCTTCGGCGAAAGGGCCGATGCACTTGAAGGGAGCTAACCCGTCACGCTATCAAATCGCGGAAGCTGGCGAAGATGACGCGGTAGAAATCCCGTTGGACACAACAAGAGGATCATGCGGCGGTGGATCATTTAATCACGAGGCCGAAAAGCTCCCGCCGTTGTTGAAGGAGCCTTCGTGGTTCCGGCGCTACAAGATCAAGCCTAAGGATGCGCTCGCGGTGTGGGCTGATGGCGACAGCATGGCCGACTTTATTGTGGACGGCGATATTGTTGTCTTCGACAAGTCGAAAGTAGCGCCTCGCTCAGGCCAGATATTTCTTATCGAACACCCAGACGGATTGCGCATCAAGAAGTTACGCCGAGAACTAGGTGGGACGTGGGTTTTAGAGAGCAACAACGCGGACAAAAGGCGGTTCCCGGATGAGCGAATTACCGAGGAGCATGCTGACTTGCTTGTGATCCGCGGCGAGTTCGTTTACCGGCAAGGGGGATAGCATGACCCGACTAGGCGTTCGCGCTTCAATCGCTTGGACAATCACACTGGCGCTCGATTACGGGTATTGCCTGGTTGCCGCCTATTTCCTCGATCGCTCCAACTTCTGGATGACATCGCTTGTATTCTTTATGGGCCTGCTCGTTGTGTTGATCGCGCTGTCGATACGCCGCACCATCGCGTTCACTATTGTGCATTCGATGACATCCGAGCTACACGCCGTCAGCGTCGCCGAAGCTTTGGCGAAAGCGAAGATTCCACAAGGCGTTGTGCTATCTACTTCTGAGGGCTATTTAGCTCAGATCGCTGATGACGAGACATTGCCAGTGCCAACGCGGATTGCTGCTGCGATCCATGCCGGGCGCATCGCCGGCGCCAAAGAGGCCGCCCTTTTCCGGGGTTTCCTGTACGACCAAACGTGCCAGAAGGCGCTGGTGACGACTGGCGTCAAATGGCCTGAGTCGCCGGCAACGGCGACCGAGATTTAATCCAAGCCACCTACCGTTTGTCGGTTGACTGAAAAAAAGTTAGGCCATCCTATTGCAAAATGAATAAGGAATGCCTAATCTTCTCCCACCAACCGGGAGCCACCATGAAAAACCAGCCGCAGCAAATGTTCCGCCAGGGCGACGCACTGATTCGCGCCGTCGCCGCGATCCCCGCCAACGCCACCGACGTAACCCCAAAGGGCGAGCGCATCGTCCTCGCGCATGGCGAAGTCACAGGCCACGCGCACGCCATCGCCGAAGGCGAAGCCCGCGAGTTCTCGATGCAAGACGCATCGGGTGTCGTGACACGCTTCCTGCAATCGCTTGGCAAGCACCAGCCGGCACCGTCGCGGATTCTGGAGCGTCTACAGAACTCGTTCGGCGAGCAACTGATGCTCGACACCGCAGCTGGCCCAACGATGTTCGCCGCAAACGATGTCGAAGATGCTGGCGCCGTCGCAACGCCGCGCGCGCCGTTCTCGCGCTTGGTGCACGAAGAGCATGCCGCACACGGCCTGCTGGCCGGCTGCTACGGCATCAACAACCCCCAGCGCGAGTACCACCCGGAAGAACTTCGGAACGTGGTGGACTGACATGGCCGCCAAGACCCAACTCATCACCTCGCTCAGCGAGGCACAGAAGGCCGAATTCCCGCGTTTCGTCCGTAAGTGGACGGAGATCGGCCTGTGCACGAAGCCGGCTGATCGCGAGAAGGCCGAGCGCGCGATCAAGGGCCTGTACGCGCTCGCCAAGCTGCGCGAGCCGCGCGTGATCTGGCTTCCGTGCCCGATCAGTGCGGCGCTGGCATCGGTTGTGTACGCGACGCTGATCGCGAAGCGGCTTGTTGCCGTTGAGCCGAGCGCAGCGAGGCCCGTGGACAGCGCCGTGTACAGCGCCGCGGGCAGCGCCGTGGGCAGCGCCGTGGGCAGCGCCGTGCGCAGCGCCGTGTACAGCGCCGTGCGCAGCGCCGTGTACGGCGCCGTGGACAGCGCCGTGTACGGCGCCGTGGGCAGCGCCGTGGACAGCGCCGTGTACAGCGCCGTGCGCAGCGCCGTGTACGGCGCCGTGGACAGCGCCGTGTACGGCGCCGTGGGCAGCGCCGTGGACAGCGCCGTGTACAGCGCCGTGCGCAGCGCCGTGTACGGCG